ACCTATGCTATAATTGACCTTAACAACCTCCTGAACAAGTGATTACGCTTCGTCCTCATCAACATCGTGCTGTTGCTGCTATGCAGAAGCACACCAAAGGTCAGGTAATTGTCCCTACTGGTGGTGGCAAAACACTGAAGATGATTGTAGATACTCTGCGTCAGTTTCAGTCACAAACTCCTCAGACTGTTGTAGTTGTTGCTCCTCGCATTTTGCTTGCGGAGCAACTCTCTTCTGAGTTTCTTGAGCATATCACTGACCCTATGGTTCGTGTGCTTCATGTTCACTCAGGAGAGACTCATCATGAATCTACCACAGATGCTGCTGGTATCTATGATTGGGCAGTGCAGACTTACAAGCGCAATCGTATCATCTTTACCACCTACAACTCTCTCAATCGTATTCAAGAGGCAGAGATTGATGTAGATACGATTTACTTTGACGAAGCACATAACAGCGTTCAGCGACACTTTTTCCCTGCGACCGAACACTTTGCTGCTAATGCGAATCGTTGCTACTTCTTTACTGCTACACCGAAACATTCGCTCTCTATTTCTAAACCAGGCATGAATCTGCCTGAAGTTTATGGTCAGGTGATTTGCCAGGTTCCTGCACCTGAACTGGTGAAGCAAGGTTATATCCTACCACCTAAAGTTGTGGTGAAGCAACTGCCTATGGTTCAAGATCGTCAAATGATTTTTGAGCGTGATGCTGACAATCTGATAGAGACAATTGATGACCAGAATCTCAAAAAGATTTTGATTTGTGCTCGCTCTACCAAACAGATTGTAGGTCTTGTGTCTCAATCTGATTTCTGTGTTCAGTTAGAGCAGCGTGGATACTCTTGGATGTATATCACTGCTAAAACTGGTGCTGTGATTGACGGCAAGAAAGTTGACCGCGAGAAGTTCTTTGATACTCTTAATGCCTGGGGCAAGGATAGCACCAAGCGATTTGTTGTGATTCACCATAGCATCCTATCTGAGGGCATCAATGTGTCTGGATTGGAAGCAGTGTTGTTTATGCGGAATATGGACTACATTGGCATCTCTCAAACTATTGGACGTGTGATTCGTTTGGGTGATGAGTCCAAGAAGTTTGGTCTGGTTTGTGTGCCCGTATATGACAAAGTTGGCATCAGCACCTCACGCAAAGTGCAAGCAGTTGTTGATACTATCTTTGAGCGTGGCGAACCCGCTATTAGTGTGGTTCAGCGATGAAAGAAGGATTCACAATGTATAAGGAACTGTATGCAGCAGTTCCTTATGGAAACCAAGGATACATTATTATTCACAATGGTCAACAACTTGAGAAACTGTGTAGAACTGAATCTTCTGCACGAAAGTATATCAATGACCATCGTAAAGGTCAATCAGTAGCACAACTTCCACTGGATTAAAATAGCTCACCTCTAAAGCGTCCCCACAGTAGAATCACAACTCTCATGACATCCCTTTCTATTCTTAACGAAACTCTCAATGATGCAGTAGAGAAACTGCGTCAACGTAACTACTGGAAAGGATCTCACTTTGAGGAGATCGTTCAACTTAGCAACGATGAACGTGGTAAATGGGGTGAAGAAATTCTCTACAAGTTTATCAAAGCACTCACTCCTTACAACGTAAAGTGGGATGAGGATCAAAACATCAATAATGCTGATGGTGTTTATGATATTTGGATTATTCGTTCTAATGGCACTAAAGTTCGTATTGAAGTAAAAACCGCTAGTCGTGGAACTGGCAATAAATCAAACTGGCAACATGAGAATCTATATGCCTCTGAAAAATGGGATAAGTTAGTTTTTATTGACTTTGAGTACTCTACAATTTGGTTCACTGTGTTGGATTATTCTGAGGTAACTTTTACCGCTCAGCATAAAATCTTTGGTACTAAACCTACTCTTCGCAACGATCAAAATGATAAGTACAAGTGGGATTTTCGTGAGAAGCAGGTGCATCTGGGTGTTGCAAATGGTTACACCTTCTGCTATGATGTAGAGAATCCTGATGATGAGGAGTTTACAGCATTTCTCTCCAAAAAACTTGCATGAAGAACATCTACGATTTCTTTCTTCCAATCTACCAAAAGTTTGGTATTGATGTCATCTGTGAAGAGTTATATCTTCACAAAGGCACAATCAACCGTTGGATGGAGAAAAAAGAAGTTCCTCCACAATACTACTTTGATTTGTGTCGATTAGCGGGTGTTCCTGTTTTATATTCCAACTTTACAGATAAGGAGAAAGATCAGTTCTTCACTCATCCAAATACTGCTGAGTATTGTTATCAACAGACTCTGAAGATTCTAGGCAATCTTGGTGTGGATCTTCGTGAATATACATTTATTGAACCATCTGCAGGTGATGGGAGTTTCTACAACATTCTCCCAATTTATCAGTGTATTGGTGTTGATATTGAACCTCAGTGTGAAGGTGTAGAAAAACAGGACTTTTTACGCTGGAAACCTGATACTAAGAAGAATATATGTATTGGAAATCCTCCATTTGGACTGCGCGGACATCTTGCCCTTAAGTTTATCAATCATGCCGCAAAGTTCTCTGATTTTGTGTGCTTCATTTTGCCACAGTTGTTTGATAGTAATGGCAAAGGAAGCTGTAAGAGTAGAGTCAAAGGTATGAACCTGATTCATAGTGAAATTGTAGACTCTGAGTTTCACTATCCAAGTGGTAAAGATGTGACCGTAAATGTAGTCTTTCAGATCTGGGCGAGAGACTACAAAGTAAAAGAGGAGGAAGTAGACCTTACTGGTATCATCAAGTTGTATTCATTGTCTGATGGAGGCACGCCAGGGAGTACAAGAAACAAGAAACATCTTTACTCCTGCGACTATTATTTACCCTCCACATGTTTTGGTGCAGATGCAATGCGATCCTATACACATTTTGAGGATTTGCCACATCGTAGAGGATATGGAATTGTAGCACTTAATGCCAAAAACATTATCAATAAAATTATGGGTGAGATTGACTGGTCGAGTGTGTCATTTTCATCAACAAATGGGGCATTTAATCTTAGATTTGATATTATTGAAAAAACTATTTGGAAAGCACTACCTGACACTTACAAACAACATAAAAATACACTAGAATTATTTTTTAATTAAAATAGCTCACCTCTAAAGCGTTCCAGTGGTATGAAGAACACTCACATCGAACATCCTGAAGATTCCATCCTGACGGGCGATCTGACCGTGCTGGACTGGTTCACTGCTGCTGGCACTCTCAGTGTCAAGATGGATGGTGCTCCCGCGATTGTCTGGGGCACGAATCCTGCCACTGGTAACTTCTTCGTAGGCACCAAAAGTGTCTTCAATAAAGTTAAAATTAAAATCAATGAAACGCACACTCAAATTGATCACAATCACAGTGGGCGTGTTGCTGATATTCTACATAGTGCCCTGGATTATCTTCCTCGTACAAACAGGATTATTCAAGGTGATTTTCTTGGGTTTGGTGGTGTGGATACTTTTTGCCCCAATACGGTCACTTATGTCTTTCCTGAAAAAGTAACTGCTAAGATTGTTGTTGCTCCGCATACTTGGTATGAAGCAAACGATGATCTTCGTGATAGTTGGGCAATTCCTCTCACTGTGAATCTGCAGAGCATAGATGATTGTTTGTTTGTGCGTCCTCGTGCATACATTCAGCACGGACAAACTTCTTTTGCTGATGTAGAGGAAGTCTGCAACTTTGCCCGCCAGATGGCAACAATGTGTGAGTTCGCAACTGTTAAGGAAGCAGCACAAATCAAGCAACAAATCAATGCCTGCATCCGTGTTGGTGTTGATGTTGATGACGGTTTCATTGATTGTGATCCTAACCTGCTGGGTTTGTGGAAGTTGGTGAAGTCAATCAAAGAGGATTGTTTGTTTCTGTGCCGCAATGACGGACCTCAAGCATATATCAGTGGTGAGCGAATTGATGCAGAAGGTTATGTTCTCTCCAATGAGTTTGGCACCTTTAAGTTAGTCAACCGTGAATGTTTTTCCCGTGCTAACTTTACTCTTGCCAAATCCTGGTGAATTAAAATAGCTCACCTCTAAAGCGTTCCTACAGTATGAGCACTCCTACCATGCAAGCACAAGCACAACAAATCATTGCAGACAATGTGTATCAGCACACTCTCGCACTGATTGAAGCACTCAAAGACAACTATCGTCAACACTCAATTCGTGGTCATCAGCGTTCTATTGAGCGATTTGATGCAGTTCCTGGTTATCATCAGCGCAAGATTGATGAACTGAGGAGTGGTAAATGTGACATTGACTATACCATCGAGACTGGTAAAAAGTATCACAAAATTATTTTTGTTGATGGTGGTGGACAACGCTCCGCTCATGCTTTCATTGACAAGAACACTGGCGAAGTGTATAAAACTGCATCTTGGAAGTCTCCTGCCAAAGGTGTTCGTTTCGATCTGCGATTGATCGTTGATCGTGAATACCTGCTGGAACATGCTGACTGGTCTGGTGGTTATCTTTACGCAAAATGACTTACTCTAACCTCTCAAAGATTCGCCCGAAACTGAGAACATCAGGTAACATCACAGGTAACTTTGGACGCAACAAAGTTTCAGCAGGTTCTTCACTCAATGATCTGGGTGTAACGAATGTTAAGGTTGTTAAATGTGTCACACAGAGTGAATACCTGAACCGATTGTATTATGCTTTTGATCACACTACCGAACCTCAACTTCGTTCGTTTCTTTACACCGAAATCCGCAAGATTCTCATTCAACAAGGTAAATGGTAGCAAACAATTAAAATAGCTCACCTCTAAAGCGTTCCTACAGTATGAGCACCACCCCAACTCCTCTT